CACAGAGTCTCTTCAAAATGTGTCCAAGACACATATACGGGCTGAGTGCGACGCCCGAACGCAAGGATGGATTAACGAAGGTGCTTCACTGGTTCATGGGTCCGACGTTTTTCGCGATCGAGCGTAAAAATCAGGACGGTGTCGAGGTTTTCCCGACACCGTTCGATTGCGACATGTACAAGGGACCGCCCCCGGCTCAGAGAAATGGGAAAATCAGCCTCGCATCCATGGAGACCGAGCTCGTAGAAATGCGCGAGCGAAATGTGATGCTCGTTGATCTCATCAAGAAAGCATCCGCGGGGTCGCGCCAATTACTCGTCCTTTCGGGAAGGAGATGGCACTGCGAACACCTACACCAATTCTTCAAGAAGACGTCCGGGCTCTACATGGGTGGCATGAAAGCGGCGGCACTGGAGGAATCTTCGAAGAAGAAAATCATATTCGCGACTTTTTCACAAGCGCACGAAGGCCTGGACATTCCATCGCTCGACACGATCATTCTCGCGACGCCTAAATCGGACATAGTGCAGAGCATAGGGCGAATCATGCGCGAGACCCAAGGTAAACTGAACAACCCACACATCTATGACGTAGTCGACCGATGGTCCGTCTTCAACGCCATGTACTACAAGCGCTTGAGAGTATACAGAAAGGGAGGGTTCAAGATCCAAGGGAACGAAACCGAAAGAAATGACGAAGCGCCCACAGAATTCATGTTCAGACTGTAGTAAAAACGCGACGCGATGAACGAAAGGATTTAAAATGTTTCTTTGTAATAACAATGTCCGGTGCACTCACGGCCCTCGTATCGAAAGGCGTCCAGGACCAGTACCTCATCACCGATAATCTGGACGAGGCACGCAGGCACTTTAGGACGAAATATAAACGGCACGCGAATTTCGCCCAGGCCCCTAAACTCATCCAGACGGTAAATCCCAGTGAAGCGCTTCTGTACACGATCAAAATCCCCCCGGCCGGTGACATTCTGAGTTACGTGTGGTTTGAAGGCCCGGGCATCGCGACGAACATGTTTCATAAATCAACGATCGACCTTTACATCGGAGGCCAAAAAGTTGATTCCCACAGGTACGACTTTCTGAGCGATATCTGGCCGTCTTATCTCGCCGACACGTGGACCAAGGCACAGGAGGTGAACAACAAAATGACGCAAAACACGGTCGATTTCGTGCCGCTTCATTTCTTCTTCAACGACTGTCGTTCATTCCTGCCCCTGCTCGCACTGAAACACGCGGCGGTCGAAATTAAGATTCACTTCGATCCGACCGTCGTCAACGGTCTCACGGCCGCGCAGAAACAGGCAAAATGCTACGGCAACTACGTGTTTCTCGATAAGAACGAGCGCGACAAAGTCGCCGCACCCGGCGTCTCCATGGATTTCCTGATCCCACAGGTCCAGGTCATTGACCACGATTTAAAACACGTCGATAACAACGAACTCGAAAGCGGGGGCGACAATAACATCGATATATCATCGTTTAACCACCCCGTGCGTTCTCTATTCTTTGGGTTTCCGGGTCTCTCGAACGACGACGTCAACGACCGGTTCACATTCAAAAGCGCGGACATCGTATTGAACGGCGTGCCACTCTTAGAAAACATGAGTCCATTGTACTTCCACGCGGTTCAGAATTATTTCCACTCCACTCACGGTATCGTGGAATACGACGCGACGAACGCGTGCCCGTTTTACACTCGTTATTACGCGTATCACTTCGCGCTTCACGGCGACGACTGCACCCCGTCCGGCTCGTGCAATTTTTCGAGATTAGACGACGCGAAAATCGTCTTGCGCGGTGTCGAGTGCGGTAGCGATCGTCCGGATAACCAGGGACTGACGGTCTACGCACTCTCATGGAATGTGTTACGCATTCGCGACGGCCTCGCAGGAATTCTTTTCGGTAATTAGAGTAGGTATGCCTTTCATCGGTAACACGGGCAAGATCGATCAGATCTACTTGGCGAGACTCGACCCTCAACAAGTAGAAGATCAGCAGGCGCAGAATTTAGATAACATCCGGACCGGTGACATCGAGGCTTCCAATGTGCTCACGAGTAACATTGGCATAAACGTGCTCGAACCTTCGCACAACTTCGAGCTCGGATCGAATCTTTTCATGGATGACACGCTCGAAGCGGACGGATTCGTTCTCGACGTGAAGAAACGCGCGAGGACCGAAAAGTTGTTCGTCGCGACCCAATTCGGCGTTTCGAACGCCAATCCCACGCACGCGGTGGACGTTTCAAATGTGTTCTTCATCGAGACGACGCAGGGTTCGACGAATCAAGTGGTCATCGACGGGAACGTGCGCTCGACGAACGCGCTCATCACCGATCGCGCGGTGTTCGGAGCGTCAGAGACTGTGGTCATCGACCCAACAGCCCCGGATGAAGTGCTCGTGCAAGGCAACGTGAATTGCCAAAAATTGACGGCGACAGACGGTCTGTCTTTCGGCGCGAACATTCTCTTCGATGACGTCGGATCAAACGTGCTCGTGTTGACGGGGAACGCGAATCAGGTAGGTGATTTCGTGATCACCGGTAACCTCACTTGTCTTAACTTCAACTCGACGGGCACCGCGACGATCATTAACCCGGTAAATATCGCGACGAGTAACGCGATCATAGAGCTCGCGATCGGGGGCACGGAAAACCAGGACGCGGCCGTTGTCTTCCATCAAGCGAACGAGAGCAATACGTTCATCGGATACGTGCACCAAACCGCGAGCGATGCGACGCCCGGCGCGGCGGGCAACCCGGGAATAGATGAATTCGCCATCGGTCGGTGCACGAACGGCGCCGCGTCGACGACGATGGACATCGTCGATGACATCACGGGCGAGGAAATCAACGTACACGTGTACGGAAAGCTGTACACTTCGAATTCCGTCGGCGTCGCGAACACACACCCGACGGAAACGCTCCACGTCGGTTCGAATCTCTGGGTCTCTGACGAAGGCTCGAACGTGCTCGTCGTCAGCGGAAACGCACTCGTCGATGGGAGGTTCACGGCGAACGCGAGCGTGTTAGTCGGCTCGAACGTCGTCATCGATGACGCCGCGACTTCCGTCGTCCAAGTCACGGGGAATACGTCGTCCACGATTCTCCTCGCGACCGATAGAATTGGCGTCGCGAACGCGACCCCGCTCGATTCCATCAGCGTCTCGGATAAATTTCGCGTCAGCGAGACCGGCGCGAACGTGATGACGGTCGAAGGCAACGCCGTCGTGCAGAGCAATCTTATCGCGATGTCCAATCTCGCGGTCGGGCGCCAGACTGCAAACGAAACGGCACACATACAGGGAAGCGTCCGCATAGGCGATTCCGAGGGCCTGGACGACGACGCGGAGTACGGCATCAAATCAACCGGTCAGTTGTCCATCCACGCAAACGATGCGGGCTCGGGAGACGATTTCGCATCGCTTCATCTCAAATCAGGAGCGTCTGCCGCACGGGAAGCCGCCATCGACGTGCGAGGGGGAGCGTCGAACACGTGCATCGCCTTTTCGACGCTGAACAGTGAACGCATGCGTCTCACGTCGAGTGGGAATTTAGGTCTCGCGTCCACCTCACCGTCAGAGAGATTAACGGTGGATGGAAACATCCAGGTCGTCGGTTCTTCCGGGGCCATTTTCGGCGAATCGTTCGTCTCGTCTAACAAGTCCATGAAGATTCGAACGGACACGACCGCGGGTGAATCGTTCATAGAAAGCCGCGTGTCTCAGGGCAAGGGCCTGAACCTCAGCGCGACGTCCGATGCGAACTTTGGGGACCCGGCCGTGACCATTCTCGATTCCGGAAACGTCGGTCTTTCCCAACAGACACCCGAAGCTAAACTACACGTGGGTGGGTCCACGTTCATAAATGACGCGCTCGCGTCGAGCAGAACCGACGGCGTGTTCGATCACTCCAACACGCCGCTCACGGTGACGAATCTCGTCGATAACGCGTCCGTCAATTCACCGAATCACGTGCTCAATCTCTGCCGAAGAGGCCCCACG